GTTTAACTAAAGACAATTAGTTGGCCTCTATTTATTAGAGGGCACCTCAACCAGTAGCTGATTTTATGGTGCAGCTACTTGCACTTTACAGAGGTAAGTCCCTTGAAAGTGAATTAGCTAAGTATCCTACAAAGGAATTTGACACTGATGATGAATTTATGTGGCAAGTCCTTGGAAGTTCAAGGAGAAACATTCCTCTGCTAGAAGCTAGATATGAGGATGGCACTATTGTTGATGGTACTAACAAGAGTGGAGAGAATGCAGGTATTGGTACTACTCCTTTCTATCTTGTATTTGGTGAAGACTGGTTTGCTGATGGTGAAGTGCTATTTGGAAACCTAAATGAAGTTTATCCAATGAGGGTTCTTGGTGACCCAAGAATGGAGGGAACTAATGCTGTGTATAAAGTGGAGCTTATGGGTGCTGTTACTGAAGGTATTCCTGTGGAGAGACTATAGCAAGGTGAGAGGTTCTCACATGAGTTTGCTCCTGTTGAGAGAGAACTATCCCGTAAGGTAGGTGATTTGAGATTCACTGCTCCTGTTACTGTGCGTAATGAGTGGACTACAATAAGAAAGCAGTACAAGGTTCCTGGTTCAACAATGCTTAACAAGAAACTTGCTTGTGGTGTTCCTGTTGTTGACAAGAATGGTAACAAGAAGGTTCAGACAATGTGGATGCCTTGGGTAGAGTGGCAATTTGAGCAAGAATGGTCAGATGAGAAGAACTCTGCATTGATGTTTGGTACAAGCAATAGGAATCCTAATGGTGAGTATAATAACATTGGTAAGAGTGGTGAAGTCATAAGAATGGGTGATGGTCTGTTAGCACAGATGAAGTATGGTAATACTTATTACTACAATGACTTCTCTCTGAAGATGCTTGAAGATGCTCTATATGAGCTAAGTGCTGCAAAGCTAGACTTTGGTGACAGAACATTTGTTATCAGAACAGGTGAGCAAGGTGCAATCCTATTCCACAATGCAGTTAGAAATTCTCTAAGTGGATGGCAAGAGTTCCAAATTAATGCAGACCAACTAGGTATGCTTACTAAGACAAACTCTCCATTACACAAAAATTCTATGGCTGCTACTGGAATGCAGTTCACAGAGTTCTCAGCTCCTAATGGAGTAACTGTTAAGCTTGAGGTTGACAGTTTCTATGATGACCCAGTTAGAAATAAGGTTCTTGACTCTAATGGTCACCCATTAATGAGTTCACGTTTTGATATTATGTATATTGGTACAACAGACCAACCTAATATCTTCAAGTGTGCTATTAAGGGTAATCCTGAGTTCAGAGGCTTCCAGTGGGGTCCATTTGCTAATCCTTTCACTGGAGAAACTAACAACACAAGTGCATCATTTGATGAAGATGCAGCGGTAATGCATCGCAAAACAACACTGGGTGTATGTATTCTTGACCCGACAAGAACTATGTCATTAATACCAGCTGCTTTGGAGGGTTAATCCTCATTATAAATAATGATAGTGGGATTATACTGATAGTCCCACTATCAATTATAATTAGATTTTAATTTTAGGGAGAAATATGGCAAAGAAAGTAGAAGAAGAGACAATGGATAATTTCACCATTGATAGTAGTGAAGTAGAGAGTTTTAGTAAAGCACGGAATGTGAATGCTAATAGTCCTCAGCCACCTGTTCAAAAAGGCAGGGTTTCAGTAGCAAGTAGGGAAAGAGATACAGATAATCTTATTAATTGTCTGGAAAATAAAATAGTGACAGTTCAGTTCATACCTCAAGGAAACAAGTTCAGTGACCCTAAACATGTACTATATGGAGGTATGGCAGAAAGGTCTACCTTTACTGTTACAGTACCAAAGCTTAGGTCAGGTACATTTAAGAATGTTCTTACTGATGCTGAGAAGGATTTCCTTGAGGCTGCAATGGGACTGGAAGTAGGTGCTTTGAATGTGTATAATAAGCATGATAATTTCTGGAGTAACTCTACAGAAGGAGGTATATCAAAGGTTAGGTTAAATAAGGATGGTAACAGACTTAACTTAGCTGACCCTGTTGACTATATCAAGTATAAGATACTATTAGCTAATAAAGACCTTATTGCATCTAGTATGCAGGAGCTTAGGGATAGACCTAAGGCTACTTATAGGTTTGTATTAATATCTGATACTGACACAACTGTAGATGCTAAGAATAAGAGAACTACTAAGACGCGCTGCTACACTGAATATGGTAAGATTGAAGATAAGGCTGATGTTCTGAAGACTGTTATTGAGACTATAACAGGTAAGCCCTTAGCTGCAAATACTAAGCTTGATTTCTTACAGAATAGAGCATGGGAGCTTATAGAAGAAGACCCAAGGATATTCCTTAGTGTTGTTCAAGACCCATTACTGAGTACAAAGGTACTTATATACAAGTGTATAGATGCTGGTCTCATTTCTAAGAAGGTTAATTATCTATACCTAAGAAGTGACAATACTCCTCTATGTGAGGGTGGAGAGGAACCTGTGCTATCAGTAGCAGCTAGATACCTTAATAGTCCAAAGAGACAGGAACTGAAGCTTAGTTTAGAGGCAAAACTAAAGCAATGATAATATGACTACAAAGGAGTTCTCAGACCAGTTCGATGTACTGTATAACAACATCACAAGCAATCAGGCACCAGGTCTGAATGAGTATGAGAAGTCAGTGTTCTTAACTAAGGCTCAGGATGAATTGGTTAAGAACTATTTTGTTCCTGAAGGTAATCCTCATCAAAAAGGTTTTGATGGGAATCAAAAGAGACAAATTGACTTCTCTATGTTGATGAGAACAGCTAACTGTACTCAAATTCAGCAAACTATAGGTACTGTTGACCCAAGAGCTATTACCTATACATTGCCTCCTGATGTTATGTATATCATCAACGAATCAGTTCAATATTATAGGGAAGAGGGTTATGAAATTCTTGGTATTAGACAGGTTATTCCTCTTACATATGATGAATATATGAGGCTTATGAGTAAGCCCTACAAGGAACCAGTCAAATATCAGGCATGGAGGTTAATCACAGGTAAGGAGTCAACTAATCCTAAGGTGGACATTATTATTACCTCTTCAGACAAGAAGAAGTACCTCACAGGTGAGGAGGGTGAAGGTATGAAGTACATTATTCGGTATGTTAAAAGACCTAACCCTATAGTTCTAGCTAACTTCGAAGATACATTTGGCGAGGAGCTTTCTATTCACGGTGAAAGTAATGTTAGTCCATGTGAACTTGACCCCGCTATTCACGAGGAAATCCTTCAAAGGGCTGTGGAACTTGCTAAGATTGCTTGGGCAGGAGAGCCTGCTGCTACAGTACAGGCAGGACAAAGAA